TTTTGCATCATCATCTGCTGCTGTTTTGCCATTATTTGTGCCTGAATTTGGGCTGCAGCGATCTGTTCTGCCCAGATTTCGGTCTGCATTTCATCAGGATTGGTGATTTTCAGCCAACTTTCCCGTGCCCACTTCTTCGAGACCAGCGGATCGGTACCAAAGGTAGCCTGGGACGCCATTACCACGTTCTGGCGCTCGTCAGTTGGCATCGATATGTCAAGATTACAGGTCAATTCAAAGGTTTCGGGTATCTCTTTTGCGTAAAATTCGACAATCCCTTCTTTTCCGACTACATTTATTGATCCGTTTTCCTTTTTCATAAGCCGCATAGCCATTTTCATAACATCAGAAAAGGCAAAACTGGCTGCCCGCTGGTAAGGTATAAGCGGCAACCTGCCAGATTGGGACAAGAGACTGACCATTGAGAACGGTGCGTTTGCTCCCAGGGGTTCTCCCAGGGTTTGTTTATAGATCGTGCTCTCAATTCCTTTTTGTTCGGCAATTTCAAGCGCCTTGAGAATGGCAGGGTCAATAGCCTCTTTCTTCATCGGCTCAATTTTTTCATTTTGTCCGATGTAAACAACACCACCGGGAATAGAAAAGTCCAATTGCGAGGCAATTGTTTTTGTTTCATCGTTTCTTTGATACACAAACGTCGGGTTGTTTACAATGGCATTGACATTGGTGTAGATAGCCGTGAGTTCCAGGTTCTGCCTTTTCCAGATGCTTGATTTTCGCAGCGTGTACAAAAATGGCTGGCGTGTTTCCTGGTTCGCCCCGGTAAACATTTCGCTACCCTCGCATATCTGGGCAACAATTGGTATTTCATCAAGACCGTGCTCCACTGCCAGAATTGGTACAGCCGCCGCCTCGGTCAACCAAACATAGTGATAGGTGTCGTTCCAATACTCGCAATAAGTTACGATCTCGAAACCCTTTTTTGTCCCGAGTTGTGCGTCTGCCTCGGTGCCCCAAATAGCCCTTACATTTGAAACGCTCATTTGGTATTCTGAATAAAAAGCAGACAAACCCAGGGCGTCAAATTCAGGAAAACCATTCCTCGGGTTCATTGTTTCAATGATAACGGGCGTCATCTGTTCCACTCTCGTTGCCCTGTTTTTCGCTGCTGGAGAAACGGCTTTCTCAACCATGTCTTTTGTAAGAGCCACTTTCATGTGGATCTCGCCATACAACAACGCAGACAGAAAAGGATCAAAGTGCAGGGGCTTTTTTGCCACCCTGGAACTCGCCCACCAGATAGCAGACGCAACCTTCTCAATCGACGTAGAGACTTTGTGTGTCTCTGGCGTGTTGAGTTCCCTGGGGATCGCCCAGACCGGATCAGCAGCAGTGAGTAACCGAGCGCCACCAAGTAACGTGTTCCTTGGATCTGGCGAAAGGGTCTTTTTTATATGATCTCCCGCTGGAACATCGTCATCTTCGAGAAGGAACATCTTTTCGTATTCATCAAAGGCGGTATTTCTTGAAGAAAGGGCACCAACCATAGCCTTTGAGTGCTCCATAATGGTATTGAATTTTTCAGGATCTGTTATATTTTTGTCACTCATAAGTTCCTCATGCTCCAGACTGGGTTTGTCACCCGTGCTATTTCTATTTGTCGGTCACTGCGATAAGACGTAAGGGCATATCGAAGGGCATCGTATTGGTGATCGTCCTGATCTGTGTTCACGTCCTCTACGTCTCCATGACCTTCTTCGTTCAGCATTAAGTATGGGAACGAATTGATAAACTCTTTGCAGTTTTTGAAAATAATCAGCCCTGGTCTTCCATCTGGCAGGCGCTCCATAAGGCGATCAACTTTTCTTTTGCCGTTCAGCCTGCTGTTGTCTGCCCTGGTGAGGTAAACACCTTCGTGCATGTACTCATTATCAGAACTTGAAACAATGTCAGCAAGATTTTTGGTGTTCCACATGGACGGATCTGCGTATGTTACGGCGATATTTTCCTGTGGAGGGGTCATATCACGAATAAGACGAGCCTGGTGCCGGTCTGTGAGTTTTGCTTTCTTCAGTTCCCGGTAGATGTATACCCGACCAGTCTCCGGTTCTTTGGTGATCCAGAGGCATGCCATGGGTTTTGCGTGCCCCCAGTCAATTCCCCTGAACTTTACCCAGTGTTCGGGTATCTCAAACGGGTCGCAGGTATGCAAGTTCTCGTCCCACAACGGGAAAGCCTGACCAGAAAACACGCCCCAGTCTCCTTCCACCCACGCCTTGCGAAGTCTTTCTGGCAGGGAGTTCAGTTCGTCCCAGTAAGAGTCGTCAAGGTAGTCATTGTCAGAAGGAAGGGCTTGCACAAAGGCAAATTCGCCAGCCCGATCCTCGAGTTCTTTCGGGAAAACCTTATCGATCCAGTATTGTTTCACCCATGGCATCCCACCGGGGTTTGCCGTGCCCAAAAGCCTCGGCTTTTTTACCCCAACAGACCGCATGGATCCCCGGATAATGTTGAAGGTCTCAACCGGAACTTTCTCGATCTGGTCAATTCCCACGGCAGCAAATTCCGCACCCATGTACTTGTTCGGTTCGTCCAGGTTTCGCAGAAGGATCGCCCCGCCGCCAAACTCTTCTTTAAGAAAGAACCCAAGCCCATCTGTTTGGGACTTTTTTACCTCTCCCAGCCACCGTGGGAACTCAATGTTGATCTTACTGATCTGCCTGTCCTGCAATACCGGGTAACTTTCGCACGCCAGCATGACACGGATGTTCGAAAGCCCGACCTTGAAATACTCAATGAGTATTTGCAGCAGCCACCAGCGCAGCAAATAAGACTTGCCGCCACCTCTTGCCCCACCATACAGAACATACCGGTGTGTCCGTAACGCCTCCAGGCACTCCATCTGTTTTACGGAGGGTCTGAAGAGATTAGACCAGTTCATTCGTCACATCGATTGGTTCTTCCGTGAGTTTGTAATCATCCTCAACGGTAGGAATGGCGTCAAAGTGCAGCGTAGTCGCCTGGGTACCATCAATTGGCTGTATGGGATTTCCGTCGAGACGATTGTGTAGCCATTTGACAAGATCGAGCCAAGACTCCGGGGAAAAAGTAAAAACCGCCCCGGTAACCAACTCAACCTCGCCCTTGGTAATGGCGCCCCGCACGTACTCCGCAATCAGCCTTTTGGTGTTAATCGGTTCTCTGCCAGGAAACTCACGACTCTCTTCCATGACAGAGTTCAGAATATCAGTTAGGGTATTGCCTTTTTTGGGGCGTCCATGTGGATTTCCCGTAACGCCTGGTTTGAAAGCCATATAATGGGTCTCCTATAACTGTGATTTCCAGCGTTTCCAGCAATACAGAACTGTCAGCCATCTTCACAGCGTTTACGGCATTTCCTTTTTCCATTTCAAATACAGCAGTCATGCCGCCATCTATTGTTGTTCTGATCTTCCAGATCGCAGCAATCAGATCCAAATGAAGACCTTTATCGCCAACGACTTGAAGTTTGCAAATCACGCCCTGCTCCATCAACTCGATCAACTGCGCTATCTGCAGGGACTGTCCAGGGTTTACCAATATCTCAATCCTGGTTTTTTGGGATCGGAACGAGGTCTGAACGCCTCCAGCCCGAACCATTCCAGCAATAATGATCGGATCCATTACTGCCTCTCGAGAAAGATCCAGACGATCCCGCCTTTCGCATTTCCAGCATTTGACAGGTTCAGCGTCAGTGTGTCATTCACCAGTACGGGAACAGAACTCTCTGCCAGTACCTTTGTTCCAGGTACGGCGATATTCGCTCCACCGCCAGCCATAACGTCGGCACCCAGCGCATTTGTCAGGGTCAGATCATATAGGTTCGTCGGCGCTGTTCCACCGGCATCAGACCCGATCATAATGCTCTTGATCTTTCCGCTCCAAACACCGGTCAACAGAAACGTGCCGTTACCAGCGCTCGCATCAGAAAGCCAATCCAGTATGATCTTTACATAGTTCCCAACAACATCTTGGGTTTGTACCATAGCAGAACCAGCCATTTATCCCTCCAGTCCATACTTGGCACGCAGAGCAACGTAATCCAGGAAGACCATCTTGTTTTTCGCCGTCAACCAGTCGATCACCGGCAACTCTTCCTTGGGCTTTTCGCTCTTCAGGATTTCCTCAACATCAACGCCACTTACAACGATCCTTTCGCCTTCTTCAACTTCAACTACCTTTGCTTTTGCTCTTGGCATGTTACTCTCCTTTTGTATGCTATTGGATTAAATCACTCGAGGGGTTCCCCCTACCCCTATAAACAACTCGTTTGTCTTGAACTTGAGAACCGTCCAATCTGGCTTTATCGTTGAAGATTTTTCCACCGGCTCTGGTTTGTGCGCCAGAATAATCTGCACTCAACCAACGTGGATCACCCTGGGGCGGGATCGGGTACCGCATCCCATTAATATAATCTGAAATCCTTTTGAGCACAGGAAAGCCACCCTGCTCCTGCCGTTTGAAAAGCCAGTGATTAAAATAATTATCAAGTGGATTTCCAAAGTCTGTATCTTCAATAGGCTCTCCGATCATCTGTCCTTGATATGAAGGTTTGTACCCCTCTACTGCTCTCTTTTGCCACTCTTGGGCATACGGATATGGACGCCGCTGCAGTTCTCCCCTTACGTTCCCAAGATATGCCTGACCAGGCAGTCCATATACCGGGCGTTTCTCGGCAAAATACTCGTCCTCAAACCTTCCCCTGTAAGGATCATACCCCTGCATAGGATTGTCTGGGGGGTTGTACCCACCTACACCATAACTTGGCTTATTGTCTAATCGCACTTACATACCCATTGGCGGCTGTCCACCAGCCCCGCCACTACGCATCTGCTCGATCATAGCAGCCTCTTCAGGTGTGACTTCCATGGTTATCATCCCGCCAGGTTGTCCACCCATCTGTGCCTCTGGGGGTAACCCTACAGGTTGACCCATAGGCGGTAAGCCCTGTTCAAACAACGCATTTATATCACTCATACTCTCTCCTCTTGTTGGAATGAGCGCCAGGGGGGAATCTCACCTCTCTCTCCCAGCCGTCATAACGGGCTATGTCTGCCTATGACAGTTGGCGCCTTACACAAACATTATACCATATTGTTTCTTCCACTTATTCGCCCAATTGTTTCTTCCGATAATTGTTTTAGGATTTTTCAGCCCCCGTTTCCGGAAACCATTTAGCATTTTTTCTGGGGCGATTTGCTTGGGGTATCACTCTGTAATACGCTGGTCACTCAAGGGGGTACGGTGCGCACGTGCAGCAGCACCTACCCAGCGTTTTTTTCTTTTCTTTCGATATCCTGGCTGCCGCCGCCGTCTATGATTGCATGTATATACCATGATCTTATTGCAATAGCAGCGCCGATAATAAAAAAACTATGATCGCCGCCGCTATTGTCTCATTAATACTGATTACATTTAATAATCGGAAGTGATTTTATACCTGGAGGAACCCGGCGCCGTATACCTGGAGGATCGAACCCGGGAACCTGGGATCATACAATCATACAATTATAAAATATTGTACAACGTTTTGTACATTGTTTTGATGAATTGCATACCTGGGAACCTTGGAACCTGGAGACAATAAAAAAGATCATCCCAGGATCGAATAATCCCAGGATCGAACCCGGCACACTTGTATAATGTTTGTATAATAGAACAGATATAGAACGAACCTTTCATTTTTGTTAAGTCATAGTATATACTTTGATCCCGGGTTCGTGTACAATGAACCTGGAGGATAAAATACATGAATAATTCTATAGTTCGCCGTGTATACCCGGAACCTGTTATAAGTCTTAGTCTACCTGGAGGATATAAAATGAACTTGTCAGATTGCATTAAATTGTCTCATTGTGTTAAGATCCTGGTACCCGCCGATAATATCGAAGATACCCGGTACGGGTTCCGACACCTTGCCCAGGTATACCGGGGCGGCTGGTCTGGACAGGAAAAACCGGTTAAGGCGTGCTATTATAACCGCACCTGGGAATCGTTCGAGTTTGA